GTATTTGAAATGTTGCCTAATGATAAAATTGACATAGCTAAAAATTGCGTAAAAGAAATGTATCTCGCTGGGTTTCAAGAAGGACAGCATAGAAAATCAAAAGAAGTTCAAGATATGATCAGTAAATTACAAAATTTATAATCTAATCAAAGGAGAACTAACATGAAACATCGAACTAATCAAGCCCGAGCAGACCGTAAAGCCAGAAAACTCACAGAACTAATAACAAAACGGCATAATGATCAAAAGAAGCAAATCCATACAAATTTTTCCGAAAAGTCTGGTTACGCTGCAATCATGGCTTCTATTCGCCTCAAAACCAGCGTCCAAACCATACGCCAGGCACATCCTGGGCGTGACATTGCTCGTATTCAGCTGATGCCAAAAATACTATGGAACACCGGGACATACATCCGGGCCGAGCATGGTGATTTTGCTTCGGCATAACCCAACAAAAGAATTTTTAAACTTTTTGCTACCTGTTGTTGACAACGCTCACGTTATGTGGTATTATTCAGGTACAAAATGAGATCACCCCACATATTAAAGGATTCTGCTCAATGTCATACCAATTACATATCAGACTTAATAGCCAGTTACTTACTTGGATTATTGAAAAGGCAAAATCCGATAATAGAACAATTAATAACTTTGTAGCAACGGTCTTAATGAACTTAAAACAGGAGGAAGAAAATGCCACCCAGGAGATTAAATCTCTCCAATCGTTAATCCAACCACAAGACTAAAATCGGATCATGTCGGTCCAAACAACTAATCTTTTTAGCTAAAAGGAAAAACATTATGCCAATTATCAAAACTGTCTCCAATGCTGCAGGACGTACTATCGAACTTGAAGCACCCGAAATCTTTGACGCCGAAACCCTTGCTGATATTGCTAAAATCCAGGGCGAGGATCTTTGCGTACAGCATATTAAATCTCAGCTTGCAATTTCGTTCCGCAGTATGGTTCGCGGTCTGCTGGAAAAGAAAAACAAAGATGCCGCTGGTGTTGATACCGAAGACGACACAAATCCAGATGAAGCCATCCTGGATATGGATTTTACTGGTTGGTGTCCAAGTCTCCGAGTAACCAAGACCGCTGAAGAAAAAGCTCTTGAAGCTCTGGGCAATCTACCTGATGACGTACGTGCTGCTGTATTAGCTAACTTTGCCAAGGCTAAGGAAAAAGGCTAAACAGTCAGTACCTTTTGAATTAATTTTGCCATGAATTAATTCTCCCAGGGCCAGCAGAAAAGCGTAAATTGCTGATCTGCTGATCTGCTGATCTGCTGGCCCATACTTAGTAAAACTGGGAATAATTAAATTCCCTTAAAAATCAAGGATCATGTTCATGGATTACCGAGAAAAGATCGATTATAGTTCTTTAAGCACATACTTGGAATGTCCTCGTAAGTTCCTTTACCAATACATTTTACACCTACGCAATCCAAATCCTTCCATACATCTTGTTTTTGGCTCATGTTGGCATTACGGCCTTGAGGTTGTTTATCTGCAAGAGCAAGCTGATCCCACTATGGACATAGCTACAGCTACTAAGACTGCTGTTGATGCATTTAATCTACTCTGGTCCATTGAAGGAACTCCTTACTGGCCAAACGAAGATAGTATTTTTCCCAAATCTCCAGGACATGCAGCTAACCTTTACCATGCCTATTTCAAGAAGTACCTCAAAAACGATCGACGAACAACTAAAGTTTTTGCTGTCGAATCTCCTTTTGCAATTCACATCAGCGAAAATCTCCCAAACTATATTGGCCGTTTCGATCTCTTGCGAACAATCATTAAAACCGGAATGCTTGAAATCATGGATCACAAAACCGCTGGAGCTATTTACAAAATCACCGGAGCTGGATTCCAGATGTCTTATCAAGGTACTGGTTATTTAACCGCCGGAAGAATCTTTTATGATTCTATTCCGGCTATGATCTTTCGAGTTGCAGTATGTCAAAAATCTAAAATCGACTTTCAAGACTTTACAATCAATAAAAGAGTGCAAGCTATCAATCAGTTTTTACATGAACTCAAGTATTATATGATTGAGATAGTTGAACAACTTTCAAGGCTAGATCAAGATAAACTTTCTTGTCTTGATCGTAATGATCTTCTTTGTTCCTTTCACCGACGACCAGGCTACGCTTGTACTACATTTAATGGTAATTGTTCGTTTTTTGATCTTTGCAAACTCCGAAATAACCCGTTGCTCTGGCTGGAAAAACCACCTCAAGGTTATGTGATTTTTGAGTGGGACCCCGAAACTCACGAGGCAGAAATGAAAAAGAATATTAATGAAGCAAAATAAAGGATCATAACCAATGCCAATTATACATCAAAAAGAAACATTAACAAATCAAGCCAAAACAAAAACCCCATACGTTCCAGCGGATCGAAAGTTTAATGTCAAATTCTTGCTGGCCGGCAATTCAGGTTCTGGCAAAACACAACTTCCATGCACCTATACTAAAGGCCCAGTACATTTTTACATGTTCGACAAAGGTGGTATTAAAACAATAGATAAACTGATCCACCAGCAAAAACGGCCTACAAATGCTCCAATCACCGTAGACGACTTTTCTAACTCTTCAAATTCATTTTCCGATTTTTGGACAGCTTACCAAGAAGACGAAGCTAATGGATTTTTTGAAGACCTTGCATCTAAAAGTGGTATCGCTGTATTCGACTCCCTAACAGCAGCCAATCTTCGAGCCATTAAAGAAATTTGTAATAAAAATGCTGTAACCCCAGCAGGAATCGGAAAAAAAGCAAATATGAAACTCGGTATGGCAATGCCACACTGGGGCCAGTTGCTTGACTGGATGCAAACCTTAACTGCATCAATCCAAGAACTTCCTTGCGCAGCAATCGTAACAGTTCATCTTCACACCTTGATGAACAACCAACAAGAAGTTGTAGCACGTTATCCAGCCGTGAACGGTCAATTCCGACAATTACTTGCAGTAGATTTTGACGAAGCCTACTTGCTCGAAACCAAAGGAGGTAAATTCAACATTAACTTTCGTGAACGATACAAGTATGAAGCAAAAACCAGAATCTTTGATATGAAAGAATCAACAGATGTGAGTATGGATAGAATCGCCGAAGCATATCAAAAGTTCGAAACCAAACTGTAAAAACAAACAAACCAGCTAAAACAAACAAAATGGAGAATTAAAAATGAGCGCAATTCCAAATCTAAGTGAAATCAAAGACCTTGCACCTGTTAACCCTGGCGAATATGACTTGAGAATCATCTCAGCAAAAGATACAAACTCCAAACGTACTGGCCGAAATGGTATTCTTTGCATTGTTGAGATCGTAGACGAGGACCTGGCTAGCAACATCATGCATACACTTTGGTTCGGTAATGATGGCAAGTACACCAAAGATGACGCGGACAAATCAGATTTAATGTGGCGCATGGTTAAAGACTTTCTTGGAAACATTGGACTCAACCGAGATGGTGAAGTTGAGCTTGATGAATTTGCTGACATCAACTTTACGGCTGAGGTAATTTACAACGACGGTTGCGATGATGATGGAAAGCAAGTTTATCCGGCAAAGAATGAAATCGGGAGGATTTTGGGTTAAGCAACAAAGCCTACTAATCACCGTTCAAATTTGAACAGCCATTACAGACTAAAGGCCCCATAGATTCTCAAAGGTCTGTGGGGCCTTTTTACTTTAGGAGTTTTTTAAATGATTCAAAAAACTTATCCAGAAATCCAAACCAAACTCCAAACCTCAATGCAACTAATTTACATCGCTGCTCCTTATCGAGCTGAAACCACATACCAAATATCCAACAACATCCATGAAGCCAGTCTAATGGCTCAATATTACTGGCTTCGTGGATTCGCTGTCATCTGCCCACAGCTAAACACAGCTCATTTTGATGGTCTTATACCAGACGCTACTTTTCTGGCTGCTACAATGCTTATGTTAAGTAAATGCTCTCATATTGCTTTGCATCCTAACTGGTCTTTTTCCCCTGGTTGCATGGAAGAATATCTTTATGCAATAGAAAACAACATAATGATTCATTATACAGATATGTTCCGAGTCTACAATAAATTAGGCTTAAGGATGGGAGATATATAAATGTTTCTCGATACAGAAGAAGAAATAAGGTTTGCTTTAAAAGAGTATAAAAAAAATCTCGAAGCAAAAACCATATGTACAAAATGTAAATATTCAGGTCTTATTACTATAGCTTTACCTTGCTTAGATGTAGAAGAAAATCCTTTATTAAGTGCTGGTATTTATAACATAGAAATCAAATCTATATGTACA